AAGTCTACGACTTCTGCCGTAAGCGGGAAGCCAGGCGGATCTGGGCGATTATCGGCCGGGCCGGCGCGGGCTTGCCGCTCATCAAGATCGGGGCACGGCGGACTCGGCAGAAGATCGCCTTGGGGATCGTCGGCACGGACACGGCCAAGGGTCTGCTTTTCTCCCGCTTGGGATTGTCGGAGTTCGGCCATGGGTACATCCACTTCCCTCGGGACGTGGATGACGAATACTTCCGGCAGCTGACCGCCGAGAAGTTGATGACCAAGCACGTAAAGGGTGTTCCCACACGGGTTTGGAAGCAGATCCGGGCGCGCAACGAGGCGCTGGACTGCGCGGTGTACGCCTTCGCCGCGTTCGCGTCACTAAACGCGAACCTGGAGCGGATCGCCCTGAGGATGGAAACCCAGGCCAAAGAAGCCAAGGCACCGCCGCCTGATCCGGAAGGCGGCCGCACGCCAGGGGTAAAGCTTCCGATCAGAATCCCGCCTCGCCGGGGCGGATGGATCAGCAGGTGGTGAGGATGAACATCCCCGCACAGCTTCAGATCGGCGACACCTGGCAATGGACGGAGGGCTTCGCCCTTTACCCAGCCTCTGCTGGTTGGACGATGTCGTTCTCGCTCTACCGGTACGGGCAGCCGGTAATTCAGATCGATGCGACTGCGTCTGGCGACGATTTCTCGATAAACGTTCCTGCCGCGACGACCGCCGGCAAGGTGGCCGGAGCGTGGCAATGGACCGCCTACGTCACGAAGGGTGCCGACCGTTTCACCGTGGAAACCGGCACGGTGACGTTAAAGCCCGACCTCGCGGCAGCTGGCCCCACGACAGACCTTCGAACCGAGAACGAGAAGATCCTCGATGCTCTCTTGGCCGCCCAGCAGCGGCGTGCCACCAAGGAGCAGGAATCGATGCAGATCAGCGGCCGGGCGATCCGGTATCTGGCCCCCGATGAGCTGGAGAAGATGATCGGGATCTACACGTACAAGGTAAAAGCAGAACAGGGAAGGCTGCGCCGAACCGTCCTGACGCGTTTCGGAGCATCGACGTGAGCTTGCTCTCCAGGCTTTTTGCCAGGCTAGGGTACGTTCCGGCAGGTGTCGCCGCGAAGAGTGCCCGGCGTGCCTATGCCGCCGCGCGGCTGACCAACCTGACCTCCGATTGGATTACTTCACCCGTTACGGCGGACGCGGATCTAAAGGCCGGGATGGTCCAGGTTCGCGTCAGGGCCCGCGACCTTGCCCAGAACAACGATTACGCCAAGGCGTACCTGCGGGCTCTAAAGAAAAACGTGGTCGGGGCGGACGGTTTCACGCTGCAGGTAAAAGCCGTCGATTACGTCGCCGACGCCAAAACCGGGAAGACGATTCCGAAGCCGGACGCGCTCGCCAACGCGATCCTGGAGCAGGCCTTTTCCGACTGGAGCCGTGCCGGGATCTGCGAGATGTCGGGGAGGTTTTCGTTCAGGAAGGTGCAGGAGCTCTCGATCGAAACCGCCGGCCGCGACGGCGAGGTTTTCCTGCGGATGGTGCGGGGAAAGGCGGCGCGAAACATTTACGGGTTTGCCCTGCAGCTGATCGAGCCGGACTACGTCGACGAGACGTACAACGCGACGCTTGCGAACGGCAACGTCATCCGCTTAGGGGTTGAGATCGACCCGTGGAGGCGGCCGGTCGCGTTCTGGATCAGGAAGTTCACGCCGGGCATGGACATCTACGGGGCGCCGCTTGCGGCCACCGAACGCGAGAGAGTCCCGGCGGCCGACATGATCCACTTCTTCGACCCCGAGCGGGCCGACCAGACCCGCGGGGCTTCCTGGCTCGTCCAGTCGATGATCCGGATGCGGCACCTGGGCGGCTACGAGGAGGCGGCGGTGGTGAACGCCCGGGCCGGCGCCTCGAAGATGGGGTTCTACAAGCCGGGGCTATCGGGTGAGGAATATACCGGGGACGCAAAGGACCCGCAGCAGCAACCCGTGACGACGGTTGAGCCCGGGATCAACGAGGTCCTGCCTCCCGGCTGGGAGTTCGTCCCCTACGAGCCGAAGTATCCCGACCAGCAGTACGACGGGTTTGTGCGGGCGACCTTGCGGGGGATGTCGGCGGGCTTGGGGGTCGCCTTCTCCTCGCTTTCGAATGACCTGTCGGATGTGAACTTCTCGTCGATTCGGGCGGGACTGATCGAAGAGCGGGAGACTTGGAAATCCCTGCAGAAGCTCTTCGTCGAAGCGGTCAACGACCGGGTCTTTTCCGAATGGCTGCTCATGTCCTTAACCACGGGCGCAGTCAACTTGCCGCTTTCCCGGTACGAGAAGTTCAACGTCCCGAAATGGACCGGGCGACGCTGGGCCTGGGTGGACCCGCTAAAGGACGTTGAGGCCAACCGGGCGGCGGTTGCGGCCGGGTTCAAGAGTCCCACACAGGTCATAAACGAGATGGGCGGGGACCGGGAGGACGTCTACCAGGAGATCGCGCAGGACTTCGAATACGCGGCCTCCTTAGGGCTTTCGTTCGACTACGGCACAGGAGGCAAGGCAAATGCCCAAAGTAACGCCGAAGAAGATGGGACCGCCGCCGGGGGAGAGGCAGTACCGGTCGGTGGCGGTGGAAACGGGGAGGACAAAGCCGGAAGACCGAACGGTCGAGATTGCCTTCTCCTCTGAGGTTCCTGTGGTCCGCTGGTGGGGGATCGAGGTGCTGTCGCACGATCTCGGAGCAATGGATATGTCCCGCATGGAGTCCGGCGGCCCGGTGCTGATGGACCACAACACGCGGGATCTCGTCGGGGTGGTCGAGGAGTGCCGCTGCGACCCGGACAAGAAAGGCCGGGCGCTCGTGCGGTTCTCCAAGTCCGCCCGGGGCGAGGAGGTGTTCCAGGACATAAAGGACGGCATCCGGAAGAACGTCTCCGTGGGGTACGAGATAAACGATGCGAAAGAGCTCGACCCAAAGGAGATGCCGCGGGAGCTGGTGGAGCTTTCCGCCCGGGAGAAACTTCCGGTCTACCTGGTCAGTTCCTGGACTCCGTTGGAAGTAAGCATGGTTGCGGTGCCCGCCGACCCCACGGTCGGCGTCGGACGCAACGAGGAATCCGCCGGGCCTAAGATTCCCGCGCCCGTCGAAATACTGGCCAAAGCGGCCGAAGAGAAGGAGGTAAGGGTCATGCCCGAGGAAAAGAATCAGTCCCCCGAAGAGATCCTGGCCGCGGAGCGGGCCAGGGTGGAGGAGATTAGCGCGCTCAGCTCCCGCCACAACATGCCCCACGAGGTCCGCGACAGGGCGATCAAGGAAGGCACGAGCATCGAGTCGTTCCGCGGGGTCGTCCTGGAACGGATCGGGACGGAAAAGCCTCTTGTCCCGCCCCCGGGCGAGGTGGGGATGACGAAGAAAGAGGACCGGGAGTACTCGATCGTGCGGGCGCTCTTGGCCTCGGCCACCGGAGACTGGAGCAAGGCGGGGTTCGAGCTGGAGGTCTCCCGGCAGATCGGGAAGCGCCTGGGCAAGGAGTCCAAGGGCTTTTTCCTCCCCACGGACTTGCAGGTCCGTGCTCCGCTCTCCACGACCGTTACCGAGGCAGGAGGCGCGACCGTCCAGACGACCATCTATTCGCTGATCGAGCTTCTGCGCAACCGGATGATGGTCAGGAACCTGGGGGCAAGCGTCTTCTCGGGCCTGCAGGGCAACGTCGCCTTCCCGAGGCAGACCGCCGCGGCGACCCTCTACTGGACGGGCGAGGTGCCGGGCGCGGATGTCACGGAATCGGAGGCCACCTTCGACCAGGCTGTGCTCACCCCCAAGACCGCGCAGGCGACCACCGCCTACTCCCGGCAGCTCTTGGCCCAGGCCTCGATCGACATCGAGTCGTTCGTCCGGAACGACCTGGTCCGGATCAACGCGCTGGGCCTGGATCTAGCCGCCATCAACGGGAGCGGCTCGGCCAACCAGCCGAGAGGCATCCTTAACCAGACCGGCATCGGATCGGTTGCGGGCGGGACGAACGGTCTTGCCCCGGGCTGGGCCCACATCGTGGGGCTCGAATCCGCCGTGGCGATCGCCAACGCGGATCTCGGGGAGTTGGGATATCTCACCAACACCTCGGTCCGGGGGAAGCTCAAGCAGGTCCAGAAGGCGACCTACCTCGACTTCATCTGGAAGGACTCGCCGCAAGGCAACGGCATCGGGGAGATGAACGGCTACAAGGCCGGCGCCTCCAACCAGGTCCCTGCGAACCTGACCAAGGGGACCTCGGTGGGGGTATGCTCCGCGATCCTCTTCGGCAACTGGACGGAGTTGCTCATCGGGGAGTGGGGGGTCCTGGAGCTCATCACCGACCCGTACGCCCAGAAGAAGAAGGGGAACATCGAGGTGACCTCCTTCATCATGGCGGACATCAACGTGCGGCACGCCGTGTCGTTTGCCGCAATGGTGGACGCGCTGACCACGTAGTCGTCAACCTGACAACTAACCCATTAACTTAAGGGGCGGGGGCTTTTTGCCTTCCGCCCCGTTTCAATTCCTAAGGAGGAAACGATGAAAGTGAAGATCCTC